GCACCCTACGAATGATGAATGCTCTGGCCCTCAAGGTACGAGAGGAACCGATGGCCTTTGCCACTACAGTCCATGAACTAGTCAAGTACATGCATGTGTCCAAGGACGTTAAGTTTGGAGGATAAGATGGACCCTATGGAAGTGCAGGATATCGTCTACAAACACATCGACGCTATCGTCAAGGAGATACAAGAGCGCATGCAGATCGACACCGGAGATGTAGCTGGCATCTTCTTCACCGGCGGCGCCTACGACCTCGATGACATAAAGGTAAGGATATCTGAAGCCATGCTCATGTACGTCTCTCTTGAAACTCTCTATAAGGATGACAAGTCATGAGTGGTACGGGGCACAAGAAGATCTGGCATGGCCGCCGCAGGTCGAGATATAATGATCTGGAAAAGACACACAATCTGATCCACTTCGTCTATACATTGCCCAATCTACCCATCGCCAAGCTAAAGAACATCAAGCGAAGACGTAGGGATGATCCCAGGCTGAAGCCATACAGCACTCCACGCTGTATAGCTGACTGGTGCTGGTACTTCTACAACGCTGGCACCAGGGCCGCTCTTGGTATCAATGCAGGGGCGTTGGCCCGCGTAATAGTGGCAAACGACGCAGGGGTGTCTGCTGATGATCTTCAACGGCTCATACTTTGGGAGGTCGCCAATGCAGTGGGTCCTACTTCATCCTAGGGCAACGGCCGAGCATCTCGGCCTGATCCCCACATTCCTGGACGCCACCGACCCTCGACCTGCCAAGGAGCAGTTCCAGGAACGCTATATCTGGGGAGGCTGGATGCCTTTCCCTGGCTTCGAGATGGTCCCCAACCACGGTCTCAAGTATCCCGGAGACCCTGCCATGTTTCCACTGGCATGCACCATGCTGCGGGATGAAAAGATATTCGTATATGAGTATGCCTGGGTAGCGATAGTACAGCCTGATGACACCTTCGAAGTATCTAGGATGGACTAGCATGAAACCTCCCAAGGTCGAACTCATCATGCACATCGAGCGGTCCACCTACCGGCGTACCAAGTGCGTCGGGACAGTCGGGAAGCTCACTCAGATGTATCGACCTAACCATGACCCAAATTGTCACTTAGCGGCGCTTTATGTAGTGGACGATCAGCCTTACTGCAAGCGTCATGCAGGTGACTTAGTCCTGGAGTTGCTATGCAAAAAATAGTGTATCGCATCCTCCTCTACCTTTCCGTGGCACTGCTTATTTGGATCGCAGTAGGCATGCCATTCTTCCACATCTAACCCGCGATCCGTACAACGGAGACAAGTAAATGGCTACTTTTATGGTGAAATCGAAAAAGAAGACGGGACCTCCTTACAAGAAGCCCCTCGTCGATCCTGACCTCGCCGTCCTGACGCAGCAAATGGGGGAAGTGACCGTATCGGAGGTCTACAAGCAATCCTTCCTATCCCGTTCGACTATTGCGAATTGGAAAAAGGGAAAGACCCGGCGGCCCTCCCATATGACCATGATAGGGATTGCTGCCTCCAAGGGACTAGTATGGCGTCTGGTGAAGGATTAAGATCATGGAAAAGCCGAAGGACTACCAGCTTGCCGAAGCTGCCTATGACATCTTCTGGGAAACACCTCAGATACCCTTCGACGCTCTGGCCCATGAATACAAGATGAAATGGGTCTACGTCGCTCGGACAGTGGTGGAGCTTCATGAGCAGTTCAGGCGCACCCCTGAGAGTGTCCAGAAGCAGAAGGCAACTCTGCTCACCAAAAAGGTAGACGCCATGTTGGGGAAAGACCCCGGCGCTCGGAAGAACAAACTCCCTAGGGGAGCCAAGTTCAAGAACACCGAGGAGCAGCGTCGCCACTGGCGGATCGCCAAGCGGGAGCAAGTAGCTGCTCGCAAGGCGAAGAAAGAGGCCAACGGCGCGGCCGCTGATTGAACGATGTACGGCATGGGGATCACGCAAATGTGAACTATATTTAGCGGTTGACACGTCCGCTGGCGTTATGCCATTGTCCACATTGTCGGAACGCCAAACCCAACAACAGGAGGTTAAACGTGTCACTTATTGAAATTTCATCTGAGCGCCGGACAGGTGGCTCTGCACAGTGCCAGTACGAGATGCCCGACGATCTACCGAGTTGCATTGAGAAGTTCGGAGGCGATGTCGTCTACTCCCATGTCCGCCGGTCCCTCATCATCGCCCTCCAGGCGAGCATGAGGATCTGGATGGATGCCGGTAAGAGCCCGGAGGAAATCCAGGCAATGGCCTCGGAGTGGATGCCCGGACTGAAGAAGGCCACTCGCACCCCACTGGAGCGCGCCCGCGAAGAGCTGGCCAAGATGTCTCCGGCGGATCGCAAGGCGTTGGCTGCGGAACTGCGCAAAGCCCGTGAGGAGACCGGCGCTGCGGCCTAACCAGTTTCGGTCCAGGAGAGGATAGCCCCCTATCCGCCCTCACTCTCTGGATCGAACGGCAGGAGTCTCCCCCCGGCACCCCCCAAAGGGAGGCTCCTGCCAACTATCACAACGGAGACAATGGGAATGCCATTCAGAGAAACGCGCTCCCCGCGCGTCTATGTGCCAGTCAAGTCTACCCACAACTTTGACGATGCCAAGCAGTATGGCCAACTGACCTATCTGACGCAGGGCACCCTCAACAAACTGGCACTGGTTGAGTTATACCGCGTCATAGCCGCCGCCCTGGCCGGCGCAGAGCCTGACGATTATCTAATGCTCGCCGGTCCCACTACCGTTAATGTCGTCGCTGCCTCGATACTGTCTCATCGTTTTGGCCGGATCAATTATCTGGTCTTCGATGGGTATACCCAGAAGTACGTCTCGAGGCCCATCGTTATCGACAACCTAGAGGTGGAAAATGCAAGAACACGAGAGTCTGTCCAGTCTCCATCGGGAGCCGGGGGCGGACGTCCCTCAGATCGAGGCAGTTGAGCCGGCTGGTGGGGGCACCTTGCTGCACGGCATTACCAAGATGATCGTTCCATCTATCATGCAATGTTCTAAGGGGGGTTACATTGTCGTTATTCCGGGGGTTGGTCTCATGGCCGCAAGCTCCATGAATGAAGTGATGGCCTTTGTGGAGCAACATGCTAACGTCCACTTTCGGGACGGGGGCATAATCACTGAGTTCCCAAAGGTCATGCAGCGGGCTGCCGGTCGATTTGGCAGCTCTTTCATGCGGCAGGCCAAGCGCGTCGATATGGTTGGAGGTACGGTGCTAGTAATAGGCGTGTTGGCCGCCTGGCTTTTTTTTATCGCCCCGGCTGGAGACTACCCCTATGACCAACGACAACACAAGACCACGACGCATTCTCTCTATTTCAGCCCCGTCAGGGAAACCGAACGACCACCCCTTCGAAGTGATAGCGGAGGCCGTGAAAGCCCACGCCCTGGCAGGGAGGGAGTGCTTCCAGAAGTTTACGTGCGCGAAGTGCGGACAACGCCTTACGATGGAAGACCCTAACGTCCTGTATACAAAGGGCCACTGCGACAAGTGCGGCCATATGACTGACATCAAAGCGCAGGGCTGCAACTATCTGCTTGCAGCCCGCAATGTCACGAGCGAAGAGGTGGCGGACCTCCTACGGGGCGAGAACTCCCGCCCGAAGGGCGGCAAGCCATGAGACTATACGACAATACCAGGCTTAGTGCGTACAAAAACTGTCCCCGCTATTACTACTACCGTCACGTCCGCCACTGGGAGCCCGATGGACGCAAGACGGCTCTCGTTTTCGGCGGGGCGTGGCACAGCGCGATGGAGGCTATCTGGGCCGCCATGTGTCCCCCTGCCGTTGCGCCGAGCAAGAAGACCCTCTGCCTCTTGGGGTATGAGGCGTTCCTCAAGCATTGGATCGAAGAAGGTATGCCTCCGCCTGACGAGATCGACTATGAGGTGGAACGGGAATACGCTCCTAGAACGCCTTCCCAGGCCATGGAAATGATAATAGCCTATGTCGATGACCGGCTCCGCACTATCCAAGACTTTGAGATGATTGCCGTCGAGAAGGGCTTCGCAGTCCCACTTGATCCTAACAACCCCGACCTGTTCTATATAGGTAAGATCGACAAGATTGTCAGGCGTCGGGGGAAGGTACTGGGCATCGAGCACAAGACCACAACCGCCTACTCTAAGCCCAACAAGTTCAAGGCAATCTTCCTCGATAGCTTTAGTCCCAACGCCCAAGTCGATGGATACCTTTATGCGTTGCATCTGATGTTCCCTGGTCAGGTGGGTGGGGTCTGGGTGGACGCAGCTCTGGTACACAAGTCAGAAGAGGGCTTCCAATATATCCCTATCGAACGGCAGCTCCAGCACCTCGATAGTTGGCTGTGGGAGACCCTGACGTGGATCAACGCGGTGGAGAACGATACTAAACACGCCGACGCCGAGTTGGCAAGCAGTCCGTATATGCGGGCCTTTCCCAAGAACACTAACAGTTGTTGGAACTTCATGGCTGCCTGTCCTTACATTGGAATGTGTAAGGCCTACAGCAATCCGAAGGACAAGCCCATTCCCGCTGGCTTTACAGAGAAAAAGTGGGACCCACTGCAACACCTACCGCCCATAGAAGGAATATCAGATGCCAATCCCTGACGGCGATCCCTTTGAAGCCAACCAGCCGCCCCTCAACGTAGATCAGGTGAATGACCTGAACTATGTCAAGGAGATCTATTCGTCGCCCTGGCAGGCGATAGAGAATACTGAGAGCAAGTACGGAGGCAGCCGAGACCTTGATGAGGCCAGAAAGCTCCTTAAATGGTCTTGCATGCTGGTTGTAAGAGCAATCGTTCGGAACGAAGGACACTCAGACGATGCCTAACTTTCCCAAGAAGCCCAGCCCCAAGGCTGTTGATCCCCCAGAGTCCGACCTACATATCAGGACGGTGGATGATCCGTCTCTCGTAGGCGATCCGTTCCGCCGGGAGTTCGGTGTCTTGTCCGAAGGTCGAAAGGCGGACGTTCAGGCGCTGAAATTCCACTACGAGAATGTCTGGATTGCCCTGGAGAAGTGCCGACAAGTATACGGCCTAAGCCGCGACTTGCAGATCGCCTGCACTGAGTTGCAGACCAGCTGCATGTGGGCCGTGAGAGCCTTGACTGATCCTAATCCGGCAACGACGCAAGAGGATGCCCAAAGACCTAATTAAGGCAAAGGGCCATGACGTACAGAAAGCGGAATAAGGGCTACTACGTAACCGAGGCTCCAGATGCCAAACGCACGAGACGCCGACATAGAGACCACCCAACGCATCCTGGTGGTCGGCAAGACGGGAACGGGCAAGAGCAGCCAGATTTGGACGCTCCCTGGGAAAAAGTTCGCCTATATCTTGGACCCAAACAGCCTAAGCTCCCTGAAGGGGTGCGATCTGGACTTCGTAGAGTTCTACCCGGACTTCCTGGAGATGGACGCGACCCTGAAGGGCTTTAACAAAGGAGCCAAGAGCGACCACATGAAGGGCTCCAAGCGGGAGCCCCAGGTCTACATGAAATGGGTCGATGATATCAACGAGAAGGTCGAGAAGAAGTTCTTCGAGGTCAATGGCTATCAATGGCTATGTATCGACAGCCTAACTTTCTTGGCCAAGGCCACGATGGACAGGCAACTATATATCAACAACAGGTATGGCGACATCGAGGAGCTTGGGGACTACCGTGTGGTAGGCTCCAAGTTGACAGACGTATTCAACAGCATCAGCAGCTTGCCGATCAACCTCTATTGTACGGGTCACCTTTCGATCTTTCAGGACGACAAGACCAAGAAGATAGAGACACAGATCAACCTGCCGGGCAAGGCGAGGAACTATTTGCCCTTGCTCTTTACCAATGTCTGGCAGTCGATAACGGAAGAAGGTGAGAAAGGACAGGTGAAATATATGATAAGGACCCGGCCCGATCCGCGGGGTCTCCAAGACGTCAGAAGCGCCATACAGGGGCTGAATACGATGGAAGACGTTACTATACGTGGCTTTGGGGACATGGCTCAAGGGGGGATTGGCGCCCTCTTGGCCCGAGCCAAGGGTGCTCCCCGCCTTACAACGGTTAACAAGTAGGGTGCCATGGGTTACGAGGACTACTTCTTCCGGCACAAGGGAGAATACAACTCTTGGCCGGAGAAATCACAACGGTTAACAAGTAGGAGAATACGCATGGGCTTTATTAAGCAACCGCTGAACGATGCCAAAGAGCCGGAAGCGGTGCCTGAGGGCATGTACGATCTGCGCATCCATAGGGCTGACGAAGGTAAGTCCAAGGCTGGGAACGATATGGTCACTGTCCTCATCAAGATTGAGGACTCTCAGTATCCCAATGCATCGCTGATACGGCATTGGATCACCTATGTCAGCAAAGATACTCCCCCGGATCAACGGCAGATGCGGCTGCTGGATCAGAGGCGGTTCCTCCAGGCCTTTAGTGTGCCCTATCAGGAGGATGGCTTCAATACGGAAGATCTGCAGGGGCAGACAGGGCGGATGATGGTCAAGCAAGAGGAGGGGGATGACGGGACGGTGTATAATCGCTTGGTTCTCCCACGTCTGAAATAAACGCAATCAGGTGGAGTCGGGGAGCCCCCGGCTCCATCTGACATTCAATTTTGGAGGGTTTATGGATCGACTGAGCGGAGTAAAGAAAGACATAACGGAAATGTCTTTGGAGGAGTTGAGGGAGTACGTCCGCCAGATCAGGAAGGATCGGCGGATCAGCAAATCTCCTCCTAAGGAGAAGAAAGAGCGGGTCCAAAACATCGAAGCAGGCAAGAAGAAGGCTGAGAAGAATATTGGCAAGCTAACACCTGAGCAGCAGTTACAGTTGCTGCTTGAGCTGGAAGGGGAAGATTGATGGAACAAGTAATGGACCTGCGTGAAATTCCTCTTGCAGATATCAAGGTTCCTGAGGATCGCGCCCGCCAGGATAAGGGTACTATTACTGATGAGCGGTCGGAATCTCTTGAGAGTTTAATCAAGAATATAGAAATCAACGGTCTAATACAGCCAATAACTGTCGACAAAAACCTTGTACTTATTGCAGGGGAGCGTCGCCTAATAGCTCATAGAAAGCTCAACAGACCTACTATAATGGCGATCGTTAGGGATGATCTATATACCAAGACTATTAGCGCATATGAGATTGAGCTATTTGAGAATACCCATAGGCTGAAACTACATTGGAAGGATAGAGCTACCCTAGAGCTAACCATCAATCGGCTAAAGGTGGAGCAGTTCGGTAAGTTTGAGCCTACAGTCAATCCAAAGGGATGGTCTTTTGCTAGGCAAGCCAGTCTTGTTGGATCGGATGAGTCTACAGTGCGGCGTCGCATCGAGATGGCCGAGACATTAGAAGAAGTCCCCGAGCTGCTGGAGGAATGCAAAACGGAGGATGAGGCATGGAAGGTAAATCTCAAGCTAAAGGAGCGGGGCGCTCAACTGGAGATGCTGAAGAAGCTGCCTCCCGAGATCAAGAGGGCAGTGGACTTCGCAGCCGACCACTACAAGATCGGGGATGCTTTTGTTGGGATGGAGTCCCTTTCCGACAACAATGTCACCTTTGCCGAGGTGGACCCGCCATATGGAGTCGATCTCGACCGGCGAAAGAGTCGCAATCTATCCAATACGGAGATGGATGGCTACTCCGAATGGGAGGAAAGCGACTACCCGGCGATGTTCGAGAAGACAGCCAGCCTTGTCTATCGAAAGCTGGAGCCGAACGCATTCGCAGTGTTCTGGTATGGCATGACGTGGCACCACGAGGTTATTACTATCCTACGCAAGGTAGGGTTCGGCGTCCCGGATATCCCATCTATCTGGAACAAAGGCGACGTAGGCCAGACAGCGAGCCCCGACACGACATTTGGCAGCTGCTACGAGCCCTTCTTCTTGGCCCGAAAGGGACAGCCTAAGCTCCATAAGCCAGGACGTGGCAACGTCTTCAGCTATCCAATGATGCAGCGAAAGGTTCACCCTACCGAGAAGCCCCTGCCGCTTATGATGGATATTATAGACACTATAATATTTCCTGGCAGTCGCGTGCTTATTCCATTCCTGGGATCAGGGGTAACTCTCAGAGCGTGCTACAAGCTAAAGCATACAGGATTTGGATGGGACCTCAGCCAGGAGCATAAGGATGGTTTCCTGAAGAGGGTATCAGAGGATAAGCCTAATGAGAAATCCACACGCGACGGGGGACCCCAACAGCCAGCTGCTAATTCTGGGGGAAGCTCCGAGTAAGGATGAGATCAGGTTGGGAGAACCTTTCGTAGGCCCTTCGGGGGAGGTCTTGAACGATCTCCTTCACACAGCCGGCATACTACGGAACCAAGTCTACATAATGAATGTCTGGCCCTTTATGGTTACGAAGAATGCCAAGGATATCAAGGGCCCTTATGGGGAAGTGCTCTGGACTGATAACAAAGGGCTGACTGAGCCTGGCCAGGCGATGGCCGAGCACACTATTGATCTGATCAAAAGGAGTGGCTGCAATGCCATTCTGGCCCTGGGAAACGTCGCTATGTCCCTCCTTACCAAGGACAAGCGACCCATTACGAAGTGGCGGGGTAGCCTCCTTTGGTCTCCGGCGGTAAGCAAGAAATTCATCCCCACTATCCATCCGGCAGCTACCTTCCATGGATGGGATGGCTATCTTTGGCGGCACCTGATTATCAACGATATGTGCAAGATCAAGGAAGAGATGGATAGTCCCGTCTTCGCCCCACCGGAACGCAGCCTGATTATCAGTCCCACCTTCAACCACGTCATGGACTACTTCGAGAAGTGCCGACGCGCCAAGCGAGTATGCACGGATATCGAGATATACAATCATAATGTAAGCTGCTTCAGTCTTGCCTTCGTCAAAGACGAGGCCATGACGGTCCCCCTGGTAGATGATAAGAATGGTCATTACTGGACCGAGACGGAGGAGATTCT